GCACCAAAGACAAGAACAGCAGATATGCGATCGGTGGAGATACCGAGATCTCTGGGCAGTTCATGAAATGGTGGGAACGTAAAAAACTTCCAAAAGATTCCTCCGACAAGATTTATGTCCTTGAAAAAATGTACGAAGGAAGACCTGAATTGCTAGCCCATGCGGTTTACAGCAACACCAGACTTTGGTGGATCATCTATCAGTACAACAACATTCTGGACCCAGCGACTGAGTTTGTTGCCGGCCGAGTTTTGAGAATCCCAGGTCTTGATCGAATTCTGGCCTTCATGGAAAACAATGCTGCCATCGGCGGCATCAAAAAATAAGAGAAAAACATATGGCATCACCGTCGAATCCTCTAGATAAGTTCGCCACCTACACATATCATTTCATGCTCGCATGCTCGCATTCGACAACTGCACTTGATACTGTTGAGTGGGATCGCAACCTCCCGACCACGATGTCCAGAGGTTCTTTCATGGATGATAAACAGGACACTGTCCTGCTCGTGAACACATACACCGATGCCGGTCAGACTATAGAATCATTAGATTTCAACACGGTTTTTACTACCTTCGCTGATGCCCCACTCACGGTACTCGGCGAAATGGCAATGCAGATCACCGAGATCGGCGGCACTTATTTTTATGAAAAATTGATCTTTGCTATTCAAGGTTTAGGTTTGTCTGGGGTTGGAGATGTGGTTTTCGCCCTAAGCATTGATTTCGTCGGCCGCACTCCTGACGATCAGGTTGAAATGGTCGAGGGGCCTATCATGAAGTTGGTGATGATCGGTGTCGATGGAGACTTTGACGTTCGAGGTGCGACATATTCATGCAAATTCGTCTGTACAGAGTATGGTGCTCACAAAGTCAATGAACAAGACGCGAAAATCAGAAAGAATCTGTGTCTAACCGGCAGAACTATCGGGGAGCTGTTCACCGATTTTCAAGAGAAGATCAACCGCGAGATTGAGACGAGCACTGAGAAGGATGTGGTTCGAGAGACTAAGGGTCGTCGTTTGATCTATGAGTTCGACCCAGGCTTTTTGAAAGACTTCGAGGTGAACAGTTTCGTTAAGGGCGCCAACCTGAATCAGGAGAATGCAACGATGCGAACTCCAAATCCAGGTAATGGTGGCCAACCGGTCATGGTCAGCTCAGCTCCGAACACGAAGTTTGTTGAGATCATAAATGACATCATCAAACAGAGTCCAAAGGCGACAGAACTCGTGGCTGCATCCACTGCGGAGGTCGGAAAGCCAGGTCATGGAAAGTCTGTAGCTTACAAGATCGTCACAAGTTACGCTTCTGACGAACAGTATGTCCTTTATCGCTACGCGATCGAGCCATTCTATGGTCGCGACTTTGTACTGGACCCGTATGGCCAACCGCAAGATGTGGACTTCGTGTTCTACTTCAATTACACCGGTCTGAACGTTGATGTACTCACTTTCAACATGAAGCTTGAGAGAAGCTTCGGGTTTATTCTCGATCAAGCGAAGAATCTTTCGACATATACCGATCTGACAAACACGAGTGAGAAGCCCGTCGAACAGAATACCAACGATGAATCAACAAACGTGGTAGATAGAAAAGATCCGGCCACGCAAAAACTGTCCATCGGAAAATTCGATTGCGTCCGTCCACCAGTATATACCGATGATGAGGCGAATGGCCTCATGAAAGCGACAGAGCATGATGCAAAGTCACTTCGCCGTCACATGGATGTTGTCGCGAATATCTCTGGTACACCAGGGAATCAGTTCGCTGCCAAGATTAGAGGTCACCTCGATCTCCTATTTGGTTCAACCGGGAAAGATAGAAACAGTCCACAGGCCGGATTCAATCATCCGTTGCAAGTCAAAATGATAGTGAGGAACGGAAACGGCGAACAGTATTGGTACAACGGGTCTTATATAGTCAATCAGGTTCGAAATACTTTTGCTGGAGGACAATTCACTCAGGACATCGTTGGCTTCGCTGATGGTATGAATACTGAAAGAACTCGTACTGCGGTTGAATCGGCGAAACAAGAGATGGCCGGGATGCAAGACAAGATAGCGGCCTCTGTAGCGGCGCTGAATAGAGGAGGAATGTAATGGCCAAAGAGATGCAAGGTCTAACCATGGGTATCGTTCGAGGCAATTCAGACCCTGATGAAATGGGCCGCCTCAAGATCTTTATCCCTACGATCGACTCAGCCAATGCTGGTACTGAGGATCTCCCATGGGCGATGTATGTGTCACCATTCGGCGGTGCTGCACAAGACCTGAAGGTTGGACGCGAGGATGATTTAGTTGGCGGTCTGAAGGCTTATGGGATGTGGAACATTCCGAAGATTGGTGCTCAAGTCCTTGTTGCATTCCTCAATGGCGACCCAAACTTCAGAATCTACCTCGGATGCTTCTTCCCGACGTTCAACAACTTCACCCTCCCAGGTGGCAAGAACTCTGGGAATGGGAATGGTGGTTCTGGCGTCCCAAAAACCAATGACAACAAACCAATCACCCATATGCAGAAGCAGCTTGAGAAAGCTGGCCTTCTTGGTCGATACGATCGCAGTCGTGGTGGGTGGCAGAGAAATGTGGCCGAGGATCTGGCCAATGCCAAAACGAGCAAAGAAGGCTATAACGCCAACCCCGCCAATACGAAGGCACTAGACTCACAAGTCTTCTCATGGACTTCGCCTGGTGGCCATTACATGGTCATGGATGATTCAAGCTCTGATTGTCGAACCAGAATTAGAACCATTGCAGGTCACCAGATCATTCTCGATGATTCGAATGAACGAATCTACATGTCGACCTGTGGTGGTGACAACTGGATTGAGATGGATGAAGATGGACACATTCACATCTACGGTAAGCAGAAGATCTCGATCCATTCAGAACAAAACATCAACCTGATCTCTGACAAATCGATCAACCTCCAAGCGAAGGACGACATCAATCTCCAAGCCGGAAAGAATGTCAACTACGAAGCTGGTGTCACCGTCAACGGTAAAGCCGCTGGCGGCAGCATGAACATGGAAGGTTCGACTGCGGTGAATGTTAAGTCTGGAGGCCCTCTTAACGCTACATCATCTTCGGCCACCAATATCTTGTCGTCAGGCGGTAGCGTGAACGTTCAGGGGATCGGAGCAATCAATATCAAGTCTAGTGCTACAGTCAACATTATGGGTGGCGGAGGGATCAACATGGGGTCTGCTGGCGGCGCTGGTACTGCCGCAGCAGTTGCTGGCCTCTCACTTGACTTGATCATCCCGATGCATGAACCATGGTCTAGACCTGCACCAGAAAAAGCTAGAAACAAGAACTGGAAAGAATAATGGCAACTATTGGAAACCTCTACAAAGGCTTCAGCACGAAGTCGTACAACGCGAATGGTGTCTCATTCGGAACGTACAATATCGAATGTGTGAAGCAGGATCTCATCAATCACATCTACACGATTCCAGGTGAACGCATTCACATGCCTGCCTGGGGGACGAGAATCCCTACGCTAACCTTCGAACCAAATGATCAAGAGGTTGCAGATGTAGTCAGAGAAGATCTGACTATGGTCTTCGACGCAGATCCTCGTGTCACTTTGCTATCGATGGATGTCCTCACGTTCCCAGACAACAATGCTTTGGTGGCCGTGGTAATCCTACTCTTCAACGAATTCAATGTGACCGAAGAGTTCAACATCGAAATCAAGTCAAGAAACTAACCGTCGTCTTAAAATAAATACTTCGACCACCTAAATTTGGAATAGCACATGGCCATTCAGAACCTCTATGCGGCTGAGACCTGGGATAAGATTTACTCAGCTTTCGAGAACGTTAATTTCGTAAGCTACGACTACGACACGATCAAGCGATCGCTGATCGATTACGTCAAGTTCTACTATCCCGAAGACTTCAACGATTACATCGAGTCAAGCCAATTCATTGCTCTGATCGAAGTCTTTTCGTATGTTGCTGAGCAGCTTGCATACCGTATCGACATGGTCGCTCATGAGAACTTCATCTCGACTGCCGAACGCAAGCAATCAATTCTACGACTGGCTAAACTGGTCTCCTACAACGCGACCAGAAATATCCCACTTCGTGGCCTTGTAAAGCTCAGCGCTGTTTCATGCTCTGAAGAGGTGATTGACTCTCACGGGAATAATCTCACGAACCGCAACATCGTTTGGAATGATCCGAATAATCCATTGTGGAAAGATCAGTTCTTCCTGGTTATGGACCGCATCATGTCCAAGCCATTTGGACAGCCGTTGAAGTCATTCCAAGTTGATGACGTGGTGTTCCAACAATACGAACTCAAGAACAATGTCGGTGACCGTGACGTTTTCAAGAATGGCGTGTTCTCTTACTCGGTGAACGTCGGTGACGAAATCGTCAAGATGGAAGTGACCCCAACTGACCTAGACGAGAGTGGCCCGTTCGAGAAGACTCCTTCGCTCACGGCTCAGATGACGATGCTTTACTGTAATGACGGCCTCGGTGACGGCTCTGAAATGACAGGCTTCATGATGATGACTAAGCAAGGTTCGTTGCAACGTCTCGAAATTACGATGTCAAATCCGATCCCAAATAACTTCATCGATATCGCCCTCGACAACATCAACGACATTGACGTCTGGGTTCAACGTGTTGACTTCTCTGGTCAGATTGCTGACATCTGGGAGAAGACCGAGACGATCAACTCGCAGAACATCTACTTCAATACGCAGAAAAGCCGTAAGAAGTATGAAGTCGAGACGCTTGAGAACGATCGAATCCGTTTGAACTTTGGTGATGGCGATTACTCAGAAATCCCTCTTGGGACTTTCCACATTTGGGTTCGTCAGTCTCTGAACAAGAACCTCGTACTTCAAAAGTCGAAGGTCATCAACAAGTCCCTCCAGTTCGGTTACATCTCGAAGTTGGACATCAACGAATCTGCCACTTTCAGATTCTCTCTGATCTCGACCCTCCAAAATGGATCAATGTCTGAAGACATTGAGCACATTCGATCGACCGCTCCAAAGACCTACTACTCGCAAAACCGTATGGTCAACGGTCAAGACTACAATACGTTCATGCTCAAGGATCCTTCAATCCTTCGTCTTCGCTCGGTCAACAGAACCTTTGCCGGCCAGCCGAAATATCTTGAATGGAATGATGCATCGGGCCAATATCAAAACATCAAACTCTTTGGTAACGATCTTCGAATCTACTGGGATTTCAAGAAACAATCTTTCATCTCTAACTCTTCGAGTCGCAACCTGATTGATTCGGTTCTTGAACCAATCCTGAAGACTAACGGTATGATCAACATGGTGTCGTACATCAATGCCATGGATCCAATCACTGCCGGGCTTGTGATCAATCCGAGACAGAAGTTTATCGAAGAAACGAAAATCCTGTACCGCGGCAAAGATACTCAGAACCATCCACTGCTTGAGAAGACTGAGATTCAAGGTCGCTTGGATCGTCACTTCTATGGCGAACCATCAAGAGTCGTAAAGATCAACGATGTCCTTCATGCGGTAGTCGATACCGATCCAGACCACCGAATCTACGACGAAAACATGAAGCTCTCACTCGATGGTATTGTGACCTACAATAACTTCGCCGACAGCGTTTCTGGGATCCAAGAGACAGTCCAAGCATTCAAAAGATTCGGTCTCCGTTACATCAACACTCGCGATATGGTCGGGAACGGCACACTGACAAATCTGGATATCTCTGGCTCAAATGATGAGGATTGGAATATCCAACTCATCAACGAAGTGACCGGCGGCGGCACCTTCCTTGTGACCGGCAGCATCTCAGGTGCAGC